TCAACATGATGTGGAATGGTGTTCCATGTCGAGGTACGCTTGATGGTGTCTTTACAGAGTATGGGCAACGCATTGGTTTGGAGTGCAAGCATACTAATCAAACAACAAACATGACCAAACAACTTGATAGGTACATGCCTCAGCTACAGTTTTACATGCAGATATCAGCAATATCATCCATGTACCTGTCGTGCATCTTTGGTAATCAAAAGCATGATTATGTAAAAATAGATGCAGACCAAGAGTATCAAGAACTATTGATTAAGCACATTCAACATTTTTGGGAGTGCGTAACAACTGATATAGCACCAAGTCATGATTTACCTGCTGAAATGCCTAGCATTGATCATATCAAAATCAATGACATGGTTGCCCGTGATGCTAATACTGACAATCAGTTTGTAAGTCTGGCACACGAATATGTAGAAACAAAAGAAGCGGCAGATCGTAATGCAACTGCCGCCAAAAGCCTCAAGTCATTGGTAGCTGACAATGAACGTGAGGTGCATTGCAATGCTCTAACAGTCAAACGTGACAAGAGAGGATTCAAGCGAATAACCATAACCAGCTAATCGTTTGTAGTATGAAAGGAGAAACATACATGACGGAAACGAAAGACAAACGTAAACCAACTGCCAAATCAAAACCTGACACATTGGTCAAAGCCTTGATTGCTTTCCATGAAACCAGGCCAACAGCATCACAGAATGCTTCTGGTGTCTGGGGTACATATGCGGATATCAATCAGGTTATTGATACTGTTCGTGGTGCCTGTCAGTTTGGCCTTACATTCACACAAGAGATTGATTTTCTAGATCACAATCCGCAAGTGAATTATATACGCACCATACTGATGCATGAATCTGGTGAAAGCCAAGTGAGCCGTACACCCATTCATGTACAAGAAAAGGATAGATCAAATCCACAAAAGCATGGTGCAGGTATTACATATGCCAAACGCTATGGACTATGTGCGGCTTTTGGACTGCCAACACCTGATGATGATGCTGACGATCTTTCCAATGCAAAAGAAGAAAAAGCAAAACAGGATGGTAGAAAGAAGAACCTTGCCAAGACACTGCCAGACAAACAACCCAAAGAACCAGAAACACCACAATCAAACCCAAATGCTTGGGCGCAACAATAGTACAGAAGGAGATATACTATGACGCAATTTGATGATACTAATCGTGGCGCACTATTCCCACCACGCAACAAACCTGATTCCTCTGAACCAAATAGCAGAGTCATACTAACAGGTGAGATTAATGACAATGGACAGAAAAAACGGGTGGCCGCTATTATGGTCACGACCAGAGATGGTAAAGATATTATCGACCTCTATGAAAAAGTCGGGACGCTATACCAAAACAATGATAAGAAAACCGACAAACATCCCGATTATTCGGGGCCATTTGGAAACAGACGTGTTTCTGTCTGGACTAAACAAGCCAAAGAAACAGGACTAAACTATATGTCTTGCTCTTTGTCAGACAAACGTGGTGAAACCACAGGGCCCGATGTAGGCTTCTAAGGTTTATGGCAGGGTCGCTTAACTCCTTTCGTGACCCTGCCACCATCCCTCCAAAGAAAGATGTGTCCAATGTTTGATTATTTATTGATTGTATTTGTAGCAACCTCTTTGAGTGATCCACACAAATACACAATCAGAGATGTAGCCTACAAAACCTCACCAGAAGAATGCATAGAACAAGCAGAAGAATACAATGAGGAAGAACCGATTGGTAGTTTTACCTTTGCAACCTGCGTACCTTTACTAGATAAGAGTATGTCTGATACACTTGATTGATGTCAGACCAGGCTCCAGTACAAATCCAACGTTGCCCCCCAACAAGCAAATGGGGTGGACGCTGGAAGCAATACTACGAACTACGCAACTCAATACACAGTCTAAGTAACGCAGGTATGTCTGCAAAAGAAATCAAAATAGAACTAACAAAACGAACCCCAAACAAACCACTGCGGGTGGTGCATATTGATGAACAATTTAAAAAAGGAATTGGTTGACTAACCCCTTTTTGGACGACGGGGCAAGTAAGTGTGTCTCGTAATTTATAATTTAAATCGTGATATTCCATGTCCATATGTTCAGCATAGAATATTATCGCAAAGCCTTGTTAGTCGTAAAAAGATGAGGAAAATTTAAGTGTCACTTACTAGGGGTAGTGTTCTGTCATGAGGCACTGCCCCTTATTTTTTTCTAGCCAATCCAACAGTATAATCAGTGCCATCAAATGTCAGACATTGATCTCTATTCTTGCCATCATCCCTGTAAGAAATATGAATCCAGCCACTGTTAGGATCTTCTGGTGTGTAATACTCAAGTATCAGCTGATCGAACACTAAGTTTTCTCGTATCCACCAAGCAACATCATAATTAGAAACACCAATGATCTCAAAGTCTGCGGCTTGCCCCTTTGCATGTTGGCTGGTTGCTTTACTACCAACCTCCAAACACAATGCTTCACTACGATATCCACTAGATATAATCACAGGTGCTTTGAAATTGCCCCGTATAGGCTCTAGGACGTTCACACAGAGGGCTTCTAATGCTTCTTTGTGCTTGGTAGTAGGAGTGTTATCAATCCCACTCCTGAGTGCTGTCTGGCTCTTTGTCATCTCCTGCAAAGAAAAGTGTGGTGATAGTTTCATTGCAGGAGCCTTTACTTTTTTCTGCGCATACCCATTAGTTTGTCTGCGCCTTTGATTCCAAAACTACTACTTATGGCTATAAACAAGAGGTATTGATACCAATCAGGGAGTGTTTCGAGTATGGCAAAACCTTCTTTGACAGCCTCTCGTGTGCCTTCAAACATTACAAGTGGCAAAGGAAGTAGCAAAACCACCAAAGAAAGCTCGTCTTTCCAGGAATCTTTTGTGGCATCAGCCATTGTATTTTCCCAGTCAACTTTACCTGATGCTACTTTTTTAGATACCTCTGCTTGTGCTTCTGCCTTTGCAACTTTGGCTTTAGCTTTAGCTTTTGATTCCTCTACCTTGCCTTCCATGTAGTTACCTACAATCCCTGCAAGGGGTGATATCAAACTACCCCACATATCTCACTCCTATTGCGACATCAAAAATATAAAAAGAACAAATAAGAAAACACCAATACCGCCTACAACGGAACCAATAACCATCATCATTTCTTTACGTTGTTGAGCTTGTTTACGAGCAATACGCTTTTGTTCAGCAATACGCTCCTTTTCCTCCCTAATAGCCTTGTTACGCTCTGCAATAATTTGTTGAAATGTTCCATGACCAAACCGATGATTGATCAAAGTTCTCATTTCATGCATTGCTTCTGCCGCAAGTTTGGCGTCAATCACTTTTGTTGCGGCATCCTTTGTTTGCCCCAGCATAGATTTGTCTGAAAAGCGTTCTTTCTGAACTTGCTTTTCACCAGCAAACAAACCATCCAAAGCACCTGCAATGTCTTTGATATCGTTAGCTGTAGCTATATTAGATTTGATAAAATCAACAGACTTTTGTACTAGGGCAATTCCTGTTAATGCGGCAGATATTGGTTCAACCATATCATCACCTGTTAACCACCCACTACAATATTAAGAAGTAAAACTATTGTTGCCCCACCAGTGCCTACAATAACCATTTCCAGGCGTTTAATGCGATTAATTGTTTCTTGCCAACGCTCCGCACAAACAGCTTCATGCGTGTCGATCTGTGTTTTAACTGATTGCACTGTTGGCTTTGGCATTATTCAGCATCCTGAATAGTAAGTGTGCCAGCCTCTACTTGGCGTAGGATTTCGGCGTAGTGTCGGTTAGTTGGGTCGAGTGGGACAAACATTTCCACACCCTCAATAGTTGCTTTAATTGAAGATTTTTCCATAGATAAACTCCCCAAAATATATTGTGCCGATGTAATATTTATCTCATTCATAATTATAACTCCGCATCAACGAATATATTTTTAGTATCTGACCCATCTCCATCAAAAGACGCAACAATAACTGCGCTGTTATTAGTCGAACCAGGAACCATTGTAAGATTTACTGACTGTGTATCTGGAAGGTTTGCTGTAAATGTACCAGCTTCAACCGCAACCGTAGGAAGGTGGCATCGCATCCCACTTTCAAAAGTCACAGTCGGAGCCGCCCTCATAAATGTTGGATGAAATAAAACGCCCGTGTACGAGTTCACGCTAGTCACCATTCGGTGCATTGAAAAAGGTATATGACTGCCGCCTGTGGCTTTGCTGTTTACTTGATAATAATACCTCTGACAAGATGCTAAATCTTCAGCAAAACTACGATGCTCAAACTCAGTGGCTACAGAGCCAACCTCCATCTGTACGCCTGTAATAAAAAACGTGTTGTCTGTACTGCTATAAAAACTGCCTATCCCTACGCAACGATTAGCGTTGGTCTGCGCTCCCCAAGTCGTTTGCAGAGAGCCGCTTGTGTATGTGCTACCAGCATGTAACCAGATATTCATCGCAAACCCTTTTGCATTGTCACTGGTAATTGCACCTGTTGTGTCGGCAGGAAAAGTTATTTCGTGCCTAGTGTAGGAAGTACCTACAGTAAATGTTTTAGAAACAGTTCGTGTGTTGGTAAAATCTTTTAATTCACAAATGTAGGTTTTGGATGCGTTTGCTTTTGCATAAAAAGATACTGTTACTTCTTTCGCCGCAGACGTACCTTTTGCCATTTCCTGAACATCTTGACCCTCCAATTGCCACATCACAATCGTAGTTTCCCCAGCCGCAACCGAAGTGTCAGCAGTGGTGCAATCAAATTTCAAAGCATGACTAAAGCCATCTGGTGCGTCAGTAACTTGAGACTGTGTGAATTGTCCTGATGTTGTTGACATAGCCACATCAACTTTATCAACAGTGTAATAGCCGGAACTATTAATACCTGTGGCTGACGTTGCTCGTTGTGCCACCTGCATTGCACCGTTGATTACCATGTTTTTACGACCATCGGGTGCGCTTGCAGATTGTGCTAATTGTCTTGCTTTGCTAGTCATTATCCAGCCTCCAACGCAGTTAATCGTGTTTCAATACTAGTCAACCGCTGTTCGGTAGCCGCACCGATAAAGGCCAGCAATTCGGGATAACGGATGCCAAGTCGGGTGCGCTCTGTTGAACCTTCTGGTGCTTCACCTTCTGTTTCGTAGACATCTGTGCGGGTAAATGCTTCTCTTGCTTCGAGCCCCTTTTCTTCGTCACCTTCCACTGCTGGCACCTCAACGTCTTTTTCCCAAAAAGTATCAGAACACCAAAAAGCGTATTTAGTTGCGTCTAAACCTTCTGCTTCCAGTGCAGTCCGAACTTCTTGTGCAATTACACCTGTATGAGTTCTGGCGTTATCGCCTTTGCTTTCTACTGCAGAATTCCATTTGAATGTCTTGAAGCCATTTGAGATACGCTTCGCCGCCGCGATTTCTGCGCTAGTTAAACTGGCAATCTGTTGCTTTTCATTTTGGTCGGAACCTGTTGTGGCTCCATTAGTAATAAACGCATCATCATACCTTGCACCAGAAGTTCCTAAAGATATTTCATTGTCTCTTGCACCGTTCGAGGTCACACTGAAAGGCTTGATAGCATCAGTTGAAGACTCAAATTTGAAAGCTGTGTCCCCAGAGCCAACAGCTATATCTCCACCAATAGAATTAATTTGACCGTCAGTGCTTCCACCCTGTTGGATAGTTACTACGGCTCCATCATCTGACAATCTGTGAGCATAAAGGGGTGCTGTTCCTGATGCAGTTGCAAAAGTCTCTCCAGTGTTACGAGCCTCAAATCCTGCTACACCGCTGTCGGCGGCAGTCTTTGCCACAAGTAAGCGTCCCGAACTGTCAACCCTAGCGCGTTCTGACCCACCAGTTTCAACGGTAACGGTGTCTGCCGCAGGAAACCTAATTGCGGTATTTGTGTCACCAGCATGTACAATTTTGTCATCAATGGTTACATCACCTGTAATTCCACCACCAAATCCAACAGCACCACTAAACGTGCCACCAGCAGTTTTGGAAACCATATCTGCGGTAGTAAAGGATTTGAAAGCATAGATGTTTACTTGATCGCCAACAGTTGCACCACTATCCAACACAACACTGGTGCCATTGGTTGCAGTAAAATCTGCCGGGTCAAGCACCACACCATTCATTACAACTTGCAAATTGTCTACAGTGTAACTCAGTGTTGCGCTGTTATCGTCACTGCCTGAGAACGTAGTCTGCCCAGCAGTGGCAGTGTATTCATACAGGATTAAACTTACATTGCCAGCCGATGTTGCGGCAATCCAGTTTGCACCATCGTATACGCGCATCTCATTGGCGGTAGAGTTAAAATAGAGATCGCCACTAGTAAGCGCATCACCATCATTATCTACTGTTGGGTTACTGCTTTTACTTCCAAGGTAAGTATCATCAAAGTTATCAAATGCAGATGCCGCGCTTGCCGCAGAAGCCGCCGCCGCAGTCTGTGAGGATGCCGCCGCAGTTGCAGAACTAGCCGCCGCTGTAGCAGATGAAGCCGCCGCAGTTGCTGATGATGCAGCTCCTGTAGCTGATGTTGCCGCCTCAGATGCTTTTGTTGTTGCTGTGCTAGCATTTCCAGAAGCACCCTGGATTGCACTTATATTTGTAGATACTGTATCTAAGTCTGAAACAATATCAGCTGTAGCTAAAGTATTTAAATCTTCAATAATTGCGCTTGTTGCCAACGCATTAAGATCAGAAACAAAATCAGAAGTAATTAAACTAGCCTTACCAGCAACTGTAGTAACATTAGCGGCTATACCTGCTACGCTTGTTACATTGCTAGCAATGCCAGCAACAGTGGTTACATTAGCTGACACACCAGCAACAGTAGAAATATCCGCAGATATCTCTGCAACAGTTTGAGTTGCTGTAATTGTCGGCCCCGCTTCAACAGCACCAGTACTTGCATTAAACGCAAGTACTTTGCCAGCACGACCAGTTACATTTGGAAGGGTAACACTAACAACAGTATCACTATCAGCAAGAGTAATACCACGACTTGCAAGATCCTCAAGGTCTGCAATCATGGCAATAATTTTGTCTAATTCAGTGTTAAGTGATGCAACCTGGAACGGCCCCGAAGATGGAAAGTCAGTAGTTCTTTGCAGTGTTACATCACGAGTAATAACAACTTTGTCATTTACTGTTGCACCTGATGTAAGTGTAACAGTGCCAGTAGAACCACTACCACCACTCACTGTATAATGAGTAGTAATCGTTTTAAGTGTTTCATTTATATACACATTTAAGTCTGAGTTATCAAAAAACTCAAACGGAACAGTAAATGCTGTTTGTGAAGCAGTTGCTGTGTACGCTATGCGTGGGTTGTTATCTGCAATACTTATAGTCATAGGCGAATCCTATCATAATAATCTTTAGTTACCACTCAAACTTTCTCTAACAAATCCACGAACATCTTGATCTAACCCAAACAGTGATCCCCAACCAAGAGGAACGTTATATACAAACTTCTTTGCCGCTTCAGATTCATTACCTTCTAGCAAGTCATTCACAGCACCAACCCACTCACCTATCATTCCTGGTACTGCACCGCCTGGCTCTAAAAATGCATCAGTTCCAGTTGGTCGATACTTACCTTGTATAATCGAATACTCTGGATCTATTGCACCTATTCCGATAGCCATGTGCAATCCCATATATGCAATATCTGAATATACACCCATAATTCCAGAATAATCAAAAGTTCGTGCAATAATGTCTACATTATCTTTGCTTTCAAACCACCAATCAGGCTGTCTAAACTTTTGAGATAAATATGCCATACCAAACAATGCTATTGCACCTTGTACTCTATGCATTCTTTGTGGATCTGCCATCTGTGCAGTAATTCTGTTTGTTGCGGCAAGACCAAAATCCCAAAACTGGAATGGCAGTGTCATCATACCACTTTCAATACGCACAAGATTTACATCTCGTGTTGATGCTTGTTTATCTGCCGTATAGCCAAGTTGTTTTGTTGCCCAGTTTTCTCGTACATACACAACACCACGGGTAATAATTGGCTTATCAAAGGCTGTAGCAAACATAATTGTGTTGCCTAAACCTCTGTCCATTGCAGCTTCCCACTTAAAACGTAACTCACGTTCTCTTGCAGTTGCTTGAGGCCAGTTGTCTACATTAGCAAAGTAAAAGTTTCCATCTTTAATAATGGCATCAAACTTAGCTATGTCCTGGCAATCTTCTAACTCAAGACCATATCGAGCCATATATTCAATATCATCACCTTGTGCTTTGCCATCAGCAATACGTTTGATTCTTTCAATGTAATGACTTTGCCTTAATATTGCGTCTACCATTCTGCCAAATCGAGTAATAACTCCGAGGTTATTTCCAATCAAAGGTATATTGTAGAATGCATTAGTAATTGGATTTAGTACGCGTTCTTTAGCATTAGGTGTTACACGAGTAATATTGTCCGATACCATTCTAGCTTTTGCTACAGCATTAAGAATAAGGTCTAACCCCCTCGACATTTTTTTTTGTTCTTTTAATGCAAGTCCATAGGTTTCACCTTTTGTATTACTTATTATCGGGTCAAGAACTCTACGAAAACCATGCTCAAATACAACTGCACCTAAATCACCTAATGCGGCTATACCAGCATTATTAAGATAAGTAAGACCTGCAATGTCTTTCAAACCATCAATTATTTGTTGATCCCACCTATCAGGGTTTCTTCTATACATACCCATTGTATATTCATAATCAGCAATTAAATCTCGGCGCACTTGTGCAATTTCTTTTGGTGTAAGTTTGCCCTCTCGGTACATTAATTCTTCAGCTTCATCTAAAATGTCATCAATATTTTTGTTGCCAAAATTACTAGCCCATTCAATACGCTGACCCATTTTGCGGGTATAGGCCGAAATAACCTGTTGGTCGCGTATAATAAAGTCTTTTACTTTCCACTCAGGAATATCAAGAGTACGCATACGAGTGTGCTTACTACCTACTAACCCTGTGCTTGGTGTGTAGTTTTCTGCTTCTTCCATAATGGTGCGAACAATACCTTCAGCAATCTCACGATCTGTAATTGCTGGATTGCGCTCAACCATTTTTTCGGAGTCCCTGTCCCAAACAAGTTTCTTTGGGTTTTGCCGAACATGCTCCTCAATAATATTGGTAAAAACTTCTCGTTGCTCTGGGTCGCGCAACTTCAACTTGTCATAGTAAATTGGAAAGTAAAATCTTGCCCGATCAATACCATTAGAAAGCAGGGCTTCATTATACTCTAAATCATTACGCAGTCTGGCAATGGTTTCCTCAAGTTTAGTAATATGAGCTTGATCGTTTTTACTTAAACCTTTTTCAAGACGTTTTTGTTGTTTAAGTTTAGCAGAAATTTTTTCTCTTATTTTATCTATGTCTTTTCTAATTTCTTTTTCTACTTCTATATCATTAAACTGATTTGCAGCTTCATCAAGAACTTCGGCTTCTCCTTCCAACTCTCCAAGTTCATCGTCTAATTTTTTAGCTTTATTATTAAAAGTTGTTTTGATGTTTTCAATCTTAGCTTCAGTTTCTTCTATTTTTTCTTTTAGATTAGCAATGCTGTCTTGAACATCTTTTTGACTTTTCCAAAGATTTAATTCAACAGCACGATCTTCAAAGTCCTTAAAAAACTCTCTAAGTATTGTAAAACTTTGTTTGTCTACATCTGACAAGCTATCGTATCTATTTGGAACATTCCAATCTTCACCAAACTCAATATAGCGTTTAGCTAAATCGTCAAACCATTGTTCAAAACTTGGGTTAGTAGACCAAAATCTATATGTATATAAAGCACTGGCATCATTCCCAGCCAAAACAGAAGATCTATCAACCAAAACTTCTTTATCATATAGGTTACGCAACTCTCGCAACATTGCCTCACCTTTTGCTTGATGCACAGGAACACGTTGCATAATTGATTGATAGCCTTTGCCAGCCATGTTTCTGATTGTAGCCATTGCCGCATTGCCATTAATTGTAGTGTAAATACGTTTTACAGCTTCTGGTATTTTATCATTTAACAAAATGCGTTTTGCTGGTGTAGACAATGCTCTGTAAAGAATATTTTTTGTTGCGGCTGTTTTCTTCAAACCTTCCCCAGCAATAGTTCTTTCGTAAGCTAAATTGTTTATACGATCTACATAACTAGCATCAGATTCGCCAGCTATTCGTTTTACTTGTGATCGAACAATTTCTTTATGAACCAAAAAATCTTTATATTCTCTGCGGCTTTTTATATCACCTGGATTAAATGCTTTTGCACCAGGAACTTCTGGTTGTGTCCAAACACCTGCATCATATTCAGCATCGGCAATATCTTCGTTTATTTCAATTTGGTCTTTTTCAACTACTACTGCTTTTGCGGGTGGTTTTTGTGGTAATTGACCATTTCTTCTTTTCCGTTCAATTCTAATTGCATTAATATCTAAAGTTGCATTTAATTGTGTGGTATATCCAAAATCACCTGCTTCTTTACCCTTATTTAAATTGTCAATTGCAGATGCTTCAGCCGCATCTAAGTCCTCAATATCTCGAACTCTACGACCTTGCATTCCAAACCCAGCACTTTGAATTGTATATTCTGGATTGTTTACATTAACTCGAACAGCAGTAGCGGATTGATCAACAATAACTGAATTGCCTTCTTGATCTTTAACAAGAATAGTTCCACTGTCTGATCTATCTATTACTGTTGCTTCAAACTCATTACCTGCCGCATCAAACACAATAACTGTATCGCCTCTTGTATCCGATGTTTGAGTTGTTCTCGGTGATCCACCATCACGAACATAAGAAACCGTATACCCTTCAACCTCTCCAACAAAATCACCACGATCTGTTTGCATGTCTTTAGTTCTATTTAAGGCATCAGTGGTATGCACTTTCATATTTTTGTAAATAGAAGGAATAGAACCAAATAAACTGCCTAGCGCAGTAGAAGCGGCAAGTGTCATTCCAACTTCTGCTTTAGTAGCATTAGGATCAAATGGAGCGCGTGTAGCCTCACTAGCAACACCAGCCGCAAAACCACCCTTTGCAGATGCAGTAGCCGCTTGCCGTACTGTCATGCCACCTCTTGCAAGCAACCCCAATTGACCAGCAACAGGTAAAGCAAATGATATATTTATTGGATCAACAACAGCGGCTATTAACTGTGATGGATAATACCAAGATGTATTTCCTAACTCATTGCGTATTCTAAGTGAGTTGTTTATTTGACCTTTAATATGTTGAGCATGTGCTTTATTTCTTGCTCGGTACAAATCCTCTGCATACAACTCATAACCCTCAAGATCATCTCTATAATCATAGTCTGGGTCGCGTTCCATACTATCAAATTGCAACATCTCACTAGTACGAGACACTATTGGTGAATATTGATAGGCATAGGCGTTAGATAAATTTTCCCAAAATCCACGATCTCGTAAATCATCTAAGCCAAAGTCAGGTTTTGGTATTTCAAATGCCATTACCTCCCCCCTAGAAACATTTGCCCTGCTTGAAGTGTTGGTATATTACGAATACGATTTTTTTGAATTGCTATTGCTTTTTCCATTTCTCTTTCATTTATACGCATGCGTCTTTGCAGTATTGTTTCTGCTTCTATTGCGTTGGTATCAACAGTAATAAATTCATTTGCATTACGCATTAATGGGGTTCCCTGTTCATTAACAAGAACCCACCGACCATACTCTCTTGTATTCATTGGATCTGGTCTTACAAACGCTGTTTTACCTAAACTTAATTGCACTGCATTATTAGTTTCATTATTATATTTATTAACAACCTGCCCTAAAACAGCATTAAACTTTAATAATCCTAGACCATCAAAATATGATGTAGGCATAAATGCTTGCTCTTTATATGCGTTGTTTCCTACATACGCATTTTCATATCTTGTGTAATAAGTGTTATAGATTTTTCTAATAATTTTATCGGCTTCATCTAAATCTGTAACACCTGCTATTCGTGCATACACACCTGCAAATTTCTCTACAAATTCAGGATTAAAGTCTTTTTTTCTAGATAACGCATTTTTAGCTAAACCGATTGCTGTTGCTTTTGCATAACTATCTTTTGCTTCAATACGATCTGCTTCTGCAAATTTTCGTCCTAGTGCATCAACTTCCTGTAAGTCACCAGTTAATCTTTTTATTGCTTCTAATTGAGATGTAGGATTTTCATATGCATCTCTAATGCCGTCAACAGCTAGCACAAAAGCCATTGTTTCTGGCTTTAATCCTTTATCATGTGTTTTTGCTTTGTCTCCTGTTGCATCAAATATTGCATCTTTGGTGACATCCACTAAATCAAATAGACTTTGCAAATCAGCTTCATTTCCAGGATCAATTCTTCGAGCATTTAATCCTCTTACTATTGAAAGAGGTAAAACATTCACATCTTGCAAAGTATCATTAAACTCAGTATTAGTTTTTGCGGCAGTAACTAATTCATTAAGATTAGTAAAACCAAATCGTTCTCTCAAAATTAACTCAATAGCTTCTTGTTCTTTTTCACCTGTTTTAGTGAAGTCAGTGTTTCGTAAGCTATTTTGTTTTTGACTAAAATTATAAGCATTTCTTAGTTTTGTATCTGCTTCGCTTAATTGGCTTAATACACGTTCTCGATTAGCTGTAGTATTTAATAGCCCATCAGGTGCCATTAATTCTTGCAGTATAGGCAAAATAGTAAAAGATTGATCTAATACACCTGTCTGTATTTCAGACATAACTATTTGTCGTTGGTCATCAGGTAAATCTGTAAATCCTGCCGTAATTATTTGTGTTCTAGCTACATCAGATAAAATTACTGCTTTTGTATTACTAAGAAATGCTGGCCCTACCTTATAACTCTTTGGCAGTTCATCAATTTCTAGCAACAAAGCATCAAGTGATTCTTGAGCATTTGGATCATTATTAGCGAATTGATTATATACTATACTTGCTTTTTGATTTAAATCAGTCTGTTTCGTAGAAAGCGCAACTGCATCAGCCGCTTCCGATAAATTTTTTCTTATATCATTTATATGTCGAGATTGTATTTGAATACCTATATCGGCAAAATCTTGTGCAAATTTTGCGCCGCCAGACGCCGATATTTTTTGCTGTGTATCTTTTATAAAATTAGATACAGCCAGACTAAATTTTTCTTCATCATTTTTATACTCAGCCCGTTTTTGAACCATAAATTGACTTAAACGGACTTCACTGTCTACCTTATATCTATTCTGTAAGATTTGATCTATTTGATCACGAGTTTTGCCACTTATATATCGTGGCATTTCATAAGTTGCATACTCACCAGATTCTGTAACAATCGGTACTTTTGATGCCCACTCAGTAAACTTACGTTGTTCAAAATCTTGCTGTACCGCTTGTCCAGCACTCATGATTTGAGATGCAGTATTAAATGTTGCATTGGATAATGTGCGAGATGCATTAGCAATCTGTTGCGCGGCTCTAGCCTCACCTGTATCTGTTTTAGCAACACCAACAGGTGTGTTAATAAAAGAGCGTTTTTGTGGTACTTTTATTTGAACCATCAGTCATAATCCAATCTAAACAAAGATGCCGCAGTTCCTAATGCTTGTGCGTACACTTGACGTTTGCCAATTTTTGCTTGTTCAAATGCAGATTCAGCCGCAACAATACCAGCACGAGACATTGTTTCTGCTTCTGTCAATCGTTTGGCTTTTTCTCTTGCGGCTTGCAATGTAATCCGTGAAGAAGTTTCTGCCGCATCTGCAGTAACACGACCAGTTAAAGCATCCAGTGTATTGTCAGACATATTCATATATCCAGCAGTAGAACCTGCAACAGCCATCCAATCACTTAATTGTCGTACTACGTCTTGGTGTTTTTGATCTGCTTCTAATTTTATATCAGGTATAGAGTCTCGTAATTGTTGTGCTGTTTTTGCGGCTTCGACAGATTCAGCTACACCAACACGTGCCTGGGCAGATACAGCGCGCATACCAGAGGTAGCAGTTATATAGCCAGCAGTACCAACAAGAGCCGCTTCTCCAAACAAATCCCATCGTGCTTCAAATTTATCAGCCATTACACAATAACCTCAATAACCATGCCATTTATTTGTAAATCAAATGGAACATCCTGAGAAATAGTAATTTTAGGATCTTGATTATATCCAAGTAACCTAAATTCTTTCCGACCATTAAACTTAGGACGAGCCAACGAAAAGTCATCTGTTACTGAACGTATCACAAGATCTTTGTTATTTACTGATACAGACAATGTATCTACCAAATCCAATGTAACCATAACAATATGTCTTGGGTCACTAGTCATCACACCTGTTGCAAGATTAGCATCTATAGGCAATGTGATAAGCTCTACATCAAATTGATAGCCAATATAAGCAGATGAAACTGACTTAACTGCTGATACATCTACCTCTCCACCAGCAACAGTAAACTCACCTAAAAAGTCTGTACCACTTACAACTTTTACTGTTGCGCCATTTGCAAACTCACCAGATACAGTAAACACACCACTGGATCCTGAATACTCTTTTGAGTAATCCATCGGTATATCTTCTAGCACTTCTTCTAAGTAGTAAGCATTAGAACCTGATCCATTATCTCTTTGCACTGCCGCAAACAATCGTTGACCTACAGAACACAGGCTATGAAACTTGCCTGATGTTGACCATTGCGCCCACCCTGCTTTGCGTTCTGACCTCAATGAATAAAACGTACTAAGTGTTCCATCTGGGTTTACAAAATAAATGTAACTTTCTGGTCTACTAAACCCGCCCTGCAATACTGTTGCTTGTGTTGGATTCTTTACAAGATGTGGTGCTGTTACTGCAATATTGCTTGTATTGTATGCAAGTTCGGCATCATTGTAGAGATAAGAACCTACCATCTTACCATTTGCCTGTAGATATATTGTAGTCCCATCAAATGCTTGTGGTTTAAGATCTGCCGCACCAAAAGCTGTTTGTCGTTTTACTTGTGCATTTGTCGGTGTAATAGGGCGTTCAGTAAGTGCAGGTACGTATGATTCGGATGATGTGCCAAATACTTGCAAGTCTCTGTTAGATACTAAATGTTTAACCTGGCTAAACGCACCAAAGCCACCATTGATTTCAATGCTTTGGTTATCCAGTGCATTTCCAATATCAAAGTTAAAATACTTTGCTGATTGTGATCCCCAAATAAAATCGGGTTGAGATGGCGTTCCACCAAACCACAATCTATTTTCATGGAATGTAACAGCTTGCGGAAACCCTCTAACAGTAGAATAACTCTGCTCTTGAAACTCACTTGTAGCCGCTGTGCTAGATATTCGTGGCGCACCACCACCTATTGCGCTCGAATTTGCTGTACCACCTGCTGTAATTTCATAAGTATTGTCATCAAGTATTTCAGCAATTGTCCTAGAGCCATTGAGATTGCTTGCAGAAATGCCCCCGACAGTATCAGCACGATCAATAGTAACAGAGGTACTTGCTGATAAACCATGAGCAGGGTGCGTAACAACAACTCGATCACTGCCATTACTTGTTTGGAAAGGATCAATCGAAAGTTGCTTTCGTATAGTGCCGTATACTGTTGCCGTAACAACTGTTGCGCTCGTAAAACCTGTAATTTCACAGTGAGTATCATGTATTTTAATATATGATCCAACATGACTGCTTTCAAAATATGATGCACTAGCAGTAAGCGTAACACCTGTTCCGCTAGTCGCTGATGGTGTTATTGTTATGCCTTCACTTTGAAAATCATAATATGGTTGAGCAACTTTTGTATTCCCTGCAAATGTATCAAATTCAAATGTTTCTACCTGAAATGTAGTTAAACTTGTTCTTACAATATTTCGTGTTGCAAACTCTGAGTGACAGACAAACATAAAGTCACCATTAGTTGCATAAGTAAATTGCTCAAGACGCGCTGTTGTCCACGGCAAAGCGGCAGAATCAACGTCTTGAGTAATTGTTTGAATACTAGTTACAGCACCAGTAGTAGGATTAATTTGGAATATTTCTAAACGAGCATTACTAAAAGCAAAAATATATCGTTCATCATCAGAAAAAATAAATGGTTCTAAACGTAATTCTAATCTGCCAGTAGATACTGCTGGACTACTAAAAGCCGCAATTCGACTTGTGCCAGGACGTTTTTTTACACCACCCTCGCCAAGAATTGTAAGATTTTTGATTGTATTGGCACCTGCTTTGTATACCTCTGTATCAACACGAGAAGTAAAAGAAGGGCTTAGTTCACCAAACTCGAAGCTGTTGATAGGAATCTTTATCCTTTGCATCAACTTCTCCTTTCAGCCGCGAACCTCGATGTTGCAAGTTTTCGAGATGTCTGTTGCTGACTATCCAGTGATCTTGCTTTTCTCATAGCAATATCATACTTGCTTTCCATAAGTTGAATCAAATTTGGATCTCTAGCAATACTGCCAGCAAAAACCGCCGCCATTGCATACTCAACAGCAATAGTAAAATATGAAGGCCAGCTAATTTCTAATGCACGAAATGTATAGTCTGCAATAACTACTTCATTGCTACTAGCATTAGAAAATACTTTGTCACCATAGACCTGGTACTCAAAAACAATGTCATTCACTGTTAATGCATGAAGCATAAGAAGGTCACTAGGTAATTGATGCGCTCTATCAAACCTGCCTGTGGGTTCTTCTGTAAGTTCGCTGACTTGCTTTTGTTCTGTTGCAAACCGCCATCGTGAAGAACACAAGTTAGTTCGTGCAATATCCTCATACATATTTACAGCTACTAATGATTCTGTTGTTCCATCATCAAATGACGTAATAGGCTCTGCTCCAATGAGGATCAAAGCCCTTGCACAAATATCTATAGCTGAGTTTGAGGCTGTCGATGTCATAAGGTCAAAGGGGGGATTTCTCCCCCCTTATCCTAATTAGTCACTGTCTGTTGCAGTTACAGTAAGACCATCAACTACGTCAATAGCTGATGCTGTTACTGAGTTTGCATAAGTCAGTGTCACAGCAGGTGTTCCACCTGTTGACGTTACAGCAATAATTACATCATTTGCACCGATCATGCCTACTGCATCATTAAAATAATTTGCAGTATTAACAGTAGCAATAGTATCAGTGGTTGTGTAATGCCACAGGTTTACACCTGAAGCTGATGCAAGATTGGTAAGTCCTGAAGCCGCGTATGCCATTACTACCTCCTAGTTATTGTCAAGAAGTTCATAGACACCATTGTCATCAATAACAACAGCACCCATAGACATATGAGCAGTTACAAGATGTGCTACTTTCTGAGGAACATAGTTCACTTCAGTAGATACATCTGAACCAACAGCAAGACCAACAGCAGATGTGTGGTAAGCAAATGACTTACCAGCAGACACTGCGGATGTTGAGAAAATCTTAAATCCAAGAAATTCTTTCATTGTCATGCCACCAGCAAACGGCAGATTTTGCTCACCCACAAAGTCACTTGATGCAAACTCATTAATATTAAACAAGTCTGCGTAACCTTTGGAGTTCATGGCAATATATCGTCCACCGTCCTCTGGAATGTCAGCACCGCCAAAAGTCTCAAATGTTGCCAAAAGATCTGCTTTTTCAACAGCAGAACTAGTGTCGTGAATTTGAGTGCTGTTAGCACCTGCATCCATAGCAGTCACAAGCAACTCGTCAGTCTTACGACCAAGAGCATATGCCGCCGATTGAGCAACAGCTTGACGTTCATCAATGTTTGTTTTGAGTTCGTCAAGTTTGTCGATGTATTCGGGAGCAAAATGATCCGTCAGAGTTGCGGTTACATTTGTGTGTACAAGCTCCATGCTTGTTACATCACCGTTTCGAGATTTGGTATTAGCAGTGCCTTTACCAATTTTCTGGAAACGTGCAGTTGAACCAGTAACATTCGTTGCCTGGCGCACAGTGTTTCTGAGTTTAGACCCCATACGCTGATAAGCAAGATGCACTTCAGTTTCAAACTGCGTAATAAAGGCTTGATCTATTGTATTAGCCATTTCTACACTTCCTTAAAACAAGTTACATTTAAGTTCAGGATTGGTTGTCTGTCATCGCTTCATCTAGTTATCCCAATGGGGCTATCAGCTACATACAGGCCTATCACTGTTGATATTGCATAAATAACTAAATACTTGCAAGACTATTTAAATAATTTTTGAAAGCCTTCATCTACTTCTTTAATAAATGCCTGATCTCTCTGAGTAGGATTCCAGTACCTTGGATCTTTCATCATTGTATTCAAGTCATCTTGAGTAAGTCGTGATGGGCTTACCGATTCACTAGAAATAGGCGTTTCATTCAGTGCATTCATAACTGTTTCAAGAAGAATAACACCATCACCAGTTTGCCCAATACGCATAATTTCTGCTCCTAAATTTTCAGGAAAAAACTTTTGCGCCCACAATCCTACTGCCTCAATACGAGCATTAGCATTTTCACCTAGTTTTTTTACTTCTTCTTCTTGATCTGGCGCTGGAACCATAGAGATAATTGCTTCCAGGTTTTCATCAAATTCTTCCTGATTAAATCCATTTTTAAACGCAAAATCTCCATACTTTTCAAGAAATTCATAATTTATTTCATCTTCCTCTTGTGTGTATTTTTCAGGAATTTTATAGTCACCAGCTTTTTCTGGCATACCCTCATTAGCTGATGCTTCTAATTCTTGAATCAAAGAACTTCGTATTTCTTCATCACTTTTGCCTAACTTGCTTTCAAGTGAGGAATAAGAGTTTACCAAATCTTCAGGGGTATTAAATTTTTCAGGAAGCCACTCAGGACGTTCCATTGTTTCTGATGTTGCTTCAGGTGCTTCTACTTCCGCTTCCACATTATCTGTTGCTTCACTCATTTGCTTTTACCTTTTCTGCATGTTTGATACGCCTTTCAATAAGGCCGACTAAATAACGCTGACCTTCAAGATGTCTTAATTCAGCGTCACTAATGTTCGCCCCACTAACTGATTCAATAGTAATTGAACGTAAGTAAGACAGAACTTCTTTACCAAGGTCATCTGTAAACAGTGCCTGGATATTTTGAGATATTTTATTATCTACCGCTTTAGAGCGCGGGAACCCATCAAGAGATATATTTGACATCTATTGTTGCGGTGGCAGAGCCGCTTGTTGCTGTTGCATCATAGCCGCCATTTGTTGCATTTGCTGACGCTCTGCTTCATCTCTTACCAATGTATCTGGAACTCCAAACTTCTTGGCAAGATATATTGCCGCCTCCTCTGAACTCACCAACATATTAACCATTTCTGGCCCGAACCTAACAGCAACCATTTCAAGAAACCTATCTACAGTTCCAATGTCTTGATTAGCTTGCGCTTGTGCAAGTGGTGATACACTACGTACCTTTACCTCTCTGCCATTTACATTTGGCAGATCAATACGTCCCTGCTTTTTCAAAATAAATACTACACGTTGCAAAATAGGCTGAACCATTTCAGCCATCAAACGACCAAATGCAGAGCCAATTCTGCGAGACAAGTCAGCCATTCTTTCAGCTACCTCTGTAGCTGTTGCTGGTGTTTTATTAGGATCACCTAACATATCATTGTACAAGGCACGTTTGATATTCAACCGCATATCATTCAGAACAAGATTAGCTACATCAAAACTACCTGCTGGTTGTATTGGCTGCAATCCACCTGTACCTGGTGCTTTTGGTATGACAGTGCCTGGAACCAAATTAATAGTATCAACATTAATTACACCATCATCATCCATCTGATAAATACCAGAAATAGCCATCTGAGCATTTTCTAGAATCAACTCAACAGTAAGGTTGGTTGTTTTAATAGCACTCAAAGCATTGACTAGTGGCCCCCGTCCATAAGTTTCGCCAGCCGCTTTTGCCCAACGAAAAGGAATAAACGGATTAGAGCCAACACCCTTGAACTCAGAAGTAAAGATCATCTCCTGAGACTGTTGCTCAATCACATAGTAACCAAAGCGTTCCTCATTCGGCTTGTCGTACAAACGACAAACAACCTCAAGGAGTTTGCACTTACCTTCTGGATCTTGCTCCATCTTCTTAGCAAGGTTTGTAGATATGGTTGCCTTTTTGTAGACATGTGGAATATCGGAATAACGCATTTCGCGCTCACGATAAACATGGTCAATAGTATCGTCTGGCCCCGATTCCAAAACAATCTGAGGCATAGGCACAGCACTAAACTTAACAGGATGTACTGCATCACCCTCAGTAACCATCAGGCAAGCAGTACCTACAGCAAGATCCAAAAAACACTCATGTATTTCTTGACCAAAGTTTGAGTTCTGCAATACCTCAAAGATATATTCAGTTACTTCGTCTAGCTTGTTATTGATTTCATCTTGTTCTTCTGCAGGAACTTCACTGCCTGAAACAAGATCTGCCCATCGTGCAAAGTTTGGAACAAGGCCAGATTGCAACCGAGATGCAAACTCTTGTGTACCAACTACTGCTGTTTCATCAAAAATGCGCTCATCGCGCCGTTGACCAGGTGCTTCAAAATAATACCCGCGTCTTTGTGGTAATGCATAATCATAGCACTCTTGAAATAAATCTTCAAAAACCGCACGTTCTGCTTTTGCTTTTTTATACTTTTGAAGAAACTTTTTTGTTTGTTCTTTATGCATCGAAATATTGGTCAAAGAATCCAAGACCACCTTTTTGTCCAGTTACCAAAGATTTACGACCTCTGCGTCTTTTAATGCGCTCTACATCTTTTTCTAATGTTTCTTGTTTGGTTTCTTGTTTAGCTTCTTCAATTCTTTTTGCTTCTCGTTTTCTTTGTTCTTCAGCAGATTCTCTTGCTCTAGCAGATTCTTCTTGAATTTTTTCTAACGAAGCGCGTTGTTGGTCTAATGCCAAACCTTCTTTTTCAAGTATGCGCTGTTGTGCTAGAGATGCTTGTTTTGCCGCTTTTGATTGTTCACGAATTGATGCATAGGTAGCACCCATATAAAGCAAACTAGGCGCGGCTTTTAAAATGCTCCCAAAAAAATTACCCCAACTGCTTTTACTTGAATGCCCTCTACGATGCGCCATTTAATAATTCCTAATACTTAATTAAGCAAAATACCTATCAAAAAAACCTCTGCCGCGCTTCGGTGTAGCAGATGTACCTCTGCGCCCCCGTGTTGCACGGCTTGTCATTTTGAGAGCCATGCTACTTGCTTTATCAACAGCCGCTTGTCTACGCCTATTTTCTATAACACCTGGAACATCGGCTGGATCCCGTACACCAAACTCTTGCTCTCTTTGTTCTGTTTCTTGTTGCTCTTGAAGTCGTCTTTGTTCTTCTTCAATTCTTCTTCTTTCTGCTTCTTGTTCTGCTCGAATTGCTTCTTCTTGCGCTCTTACTTGAGAATTATAACCTGCTGTATATTCATTTAATTCTTGTGTAGCATCTGCTAATAAACTTGGTGTAAAGAATCTGCCTAGCCCTGGCTCCATTGGCACACGCGCAAGCATTCTCCGAATACTGTCTACTTCTCTGCGTCGATCTTGTATTCCTTGAATTGTATATTCAGTCATGTTGCACCTACATCATCCTTGACCAATTACTAGTTTTAGCCTTTTTTTCTTTCCTTGTGAAGATATCAAAGTCTCTACGCAGTGTAACAGGTTTAGCTACTGATTTACGTCCAAGCACATGCCTTCCTTCTCCACCACCCAGCATCAAGTATTGTAAAGCATCATGTATGTGTGAAAATCTATTTTTATCTGGTTTATCATCATAGCGTTCACCTGATACCTGTATACGCCGATATCCATACCCACCTTCAAATCCTTTGATAAGTTCTTTGCATCTAAAGTCTACAAGTATACCTGACTGACCTTCTACCATTCTATTCAATGTGCCAGCTACTGCTTCAATCCTCAGTGCAACATCATTTGATTGTGCTGGTCTTGCAGTAAGCCCTGCACCACGCAACACCTGGAATGGAGTACTTTCATCCGTTTGTGCGCGGAAGTCACCTGCTGGATCACCAATAATATTAACCTCACACATTGAATATCGGGTTGCTATTTCCTGCCTCAACAGTTCTGCAAACCTAACAATACCCATGTCAAAAGCTACAATCTCTTGCAGTATCAACCAACGACCTCTTACACACTGACCAAATACTGCGGCTGGTGTAAGTCCAAAGTCTAGTCCTACATATACTGGCAACCCTGCGGCAACTGGTATTTCTTCTTTGGATATATGTGTATCACTTACCCACATTGGGTAAACAGGCTTGCCTTCATTAATAGTTCCAAGGCGATTCATCACATATACGTCTATCCAGCTTTTCGTCTTGCCCTGTATCAGATTCGAGTAATACGTCCCCAATAGGTTTTTTTGATTTTCTGCACTCGTGTTTGGTTGGTATTCGATGATTGATCCGTCCTCGTCTTTTACTTCTTCCATTCCGCTTGGCTGTGTAAAGAACTTCCAATTGTCGGGAGCCACCAACATTTTTGCCTCGTCTGCGGTTATGTGGTCTGGTATTGGCACTTCCCCCGACATAATAGGCCACCAATGATCCTCCTCTGGTGCGTTAGTATCTGCAATCACTCCTGTCCAAGTGGGGCCACCCTCTCTCATAGATGGAAAACGACCCACCCTCATAGTGCATGCATCAATAATAGACTTTGGTATTTCTCGTGCCTCATTCACCCAGACACCTGTAAGTTCAAGTGACAGTAGTTTTTTGACATCTTCAGGTCTATCAAGAGCTAGGAATATTACTTCCAGATCAAGATCACCCTGCTTTATGTGGTGAGTATAGGGAACAGACCATTGGAATCTGCCCCATGTATCTTCAGGAAACCAATCTAACCAAGTCTTGATAGTAGTAGTTCTAAGCTGTGGGTTTGTGTTTCTTATGATTGCCCAGCGAGACTTGCGTACACCTTCTGCATTCTTTTCTTGTGACAATGCTCTACGAAACACTTCCACACAACAGCCAACAGATTTACCAGAACCAACGGGGCCACGAACACCACGGAAAAAAGTATCATCCTTCATAAAGGATTTGAGTACTTCCCCATCAGGTTTGTATTTAAATGTTGTCAATATTCATATCCTTGCCAACTTTCATCAGCTTTTCAACCACTTCGGGTGCAATAATGGATATGAGTTTGTCTGCTTCATAGTCAGTGCAGAACTGCTCTGGATGATGTTTCAGATGCACCTTCTTTACAATCGTTCTAAGGATGCGTCTTTCTTCTTCGTTTATCGTGTGCAAAAACATTACGTCTTTCTATAGCCCGCTGTCTTTCGCGCAATTTTGCGCGGTTGTTTAGAAAATTGTTTACCTTTTCTAATCGCTCTGCGTTTAGCAGAAGTAGTGGCGGCGTATTCACGGGACGATAGAGCTTTAATCGCTTTTTCAGGGAGATAACGCTCACCTGTAGCTTCTCGCCCCTGAGTAGAAGGCTTCCCGCTTTTTGTTCTCCACTTCTGCTTGCCCCATGAAAGTAGGCTTCTCTGTGACTTTTTGAGTGCCATAATCTACTTCTTCTCAACTGGTATAACCACCACCACGTTTCTTATATTCACGAGCAAGCATCTGGGCTTTTCTGGCTGACCACTGCCCAGGAGCGCCACCCTTTCCACCAGCCTTAATACTATTAAATAAACGCTTCCGCATCGCTGGCTTTGTATAGTTACCCGCCGCATTGACAGCCACTACGCTTTCCTCCTCATAGAAGCCAAAGCACGTTGTCTAGATTTATTGGGCAACTCTTTCAAATGGAACAGCTTCTCACTAGATTTAGTGTGGCTTGCACCAGTATGCACCTCACCATCCTTCATCTTATGAGTTTTGCCCTTAAACAAAGAACCATCCCTTTTGAAATGCGGAACACCCTTTGCCATTAGTACATACCTTTACCAGCAGGTTTGGCAGATCTTTTTTTCTTTTTGGACTTCATTGGTTTTTTCTTTTTTTGTAATAGTGATTTGCCATACATAGCGCACTCCTACTTTTTGAAACCTAAAAGATTTTTAAATTGAGTATCTATTGCTTCAACTTGCTTTTGTGCCGCCGCATCAGCTTTACGTTTTTCTTCAGGTGAAGCATCCATTTTTCTAATTTGAGTACGCGCTTTTCTCATTTCTTTTCTAAGAACATTCTGTCCTATTTCATACATACGCCTTCGTTTGCCAGCACTTTCCCGCGAATAATTAAGTGAGGGATTCATCATACCAGATAATGACATAACTTTATCGTCAAACGATCCTTTGAAGTCTTTTGTTACCATGTCAAATAAACTTTTAGGTTTTGTAAACTTAAAATCCATTTTATCTACCACTTCTCTTTTACTTTGTAAGAACTTTAAATAAACTTGTTGATCCATATCGTTTTTCATCATTTTGTTTCATGTCTTTATGAATTTTACGCATTTCACCAACAGCAAGACCAATTCCCAAAATAGGTACAGCTTTCTTTGCGGCGGATTGCAAAGCCTTCAACGCCTTTCGTTTTGTACGGTTTGACGAAAGCCTTTTTGATTTAGTTTCTTTGCCTTCAAATCCGCGCGATGCAAGTTTAAGCGCAGTTTTTTTATCTTTAACTTTTCGTCCATTAACTGTGTAAGGTTTATCGTTTTCCATATTGCTCACCACTTCACCTTGTTTGCCCAGTAAGCCGCAGACAGTTTGCCCTTGGCTATGTTTCTACGATGACGCGCCTTAAAACTAGCACGTTTGTTTTTCATCGCCT